GGCATAGAGAAAATCACTCTCCACCTCTACCGCCTCGGGGGTAGTAAGGAGCTTTCTAAGGGTTTCCAGCTGGCTTAGTGGGTAGTCTTGTTTAGGCAGGAGAAATTCCTCATCTGCCTGTTCGCTTGGTGCCCCCTCGTAATCTGTTAGAGCTATATCCAAGGTAATCCCATAGTCGCCATTGCTGATATACTCTTTTATAGTGCCGTCACGTCCTTGTAGAGGTGTGGTTACGATGTTGCGTTCTTGAGTAACCGAGATGATCACCTCCTGAAAAAGCAGACTATAACGCTCGCCCTCATAGTGAGTACTCATTCGAAGGGAAGTCAGCCAAGGGCGATTTTCTAAATCGCTCGTTGTGGCAAATTCACCGTCAAACTCTTTTACCTCTAAGGGCTTGCCCGTCTGCATACCAAAGCGAAAAGCAAGGTTAATGGCCGCCGTCTTGGCTATGGTCAGGGGCTGTGGTTGAAAGTTAAAGTCTATCATTTGCGGCTCATAATTAGTTTATTTTATAAAATTGCCCGTGCGGTTCGCACTTGCCCGCGGGTGCTACCCGCCGCCTGCAAAGTCGGCAGTAGCGGTAAGGAGTATCTCCCGTACGGCTTGTAGGAGTTGTTGCCTGTCGAAGCCTCTATCGGTATTCATATAGATATTAAAGTTGTCCATCATCTTACCAATGGTTAGGTTGCGCACCTTGTTTTCGCTCTTGCTTTTGTCGCCACCGACTCCCGTGCTGTTCATCGTTTTTTGGGTAGCTACCCCTCCTACAGTAGGTACGGTAGGCTGGTTTTTCTTCAGATCAAAGCTATCACTCTCCACAAGGGTCACCTCTTGGGGCTTGTCATCCTTTTGGGTGTTGGCCTTTTCTTCGTCGGAGACCAAATCCATATTCTTACGGAACTCCTCCACACTTCCAGCGGCATTGGCCGCCCACTCCCAGTCAGTAAGCTTCGCTACCCAGCCGAGTATCTTCTGCAAAGGCGCCATAATTACATCCAAAAGTACCAAACCAATACGCTTAAATCCTGCTAAGATACCCTCTGATTGAAAGGCCTCTACAATACTATCCCAATGCCGCTTAATCATCATAAAGGCGCTAATGAGCATACCTATAGGCCCTAATAGTACCAACATGGTGGAGCCAAAGCTATCAAAGTAACCAATAGCTGTTACTATATATGTTATAAGCAGGGCAACGGCGCTTACTATCAGTAGGATAGGGTTCATATTCATGATAGCATTGAGAATCCCTTGTGCCACGGCCATAGCCTTGGTAGCCGCCGAACAGATATTTGTCCATAGGGTAGCCCGCTTTTGGGCATCGGCTAGGAAGACAAAACCCTTATAGACTCCTACCAGTAAAGGGGCAAAATTGGTCAAGTCTTTTGCTATATCACTCAGAGCGCTGGCATAGCCAAATATTCCGTTAGTAGCATTGAAAATAGAAATCTTAAAGTCCTCTACCTGCCGAGTTAGGCGATTGTTTTTCTCCTCTGTGGTTTCCATAATTACCCCCGCCTGCTCTATGGCCGAGTTGGTACCCACTATTTGTTGGGTCATGGCCTCCGCCTGGTCGGCTGTATTGATAAGGGCAATGGCAGCGGCCATATTCTCCTTACCAAATACCTTGGTCATTAGGGCAGTATCGCCTTGTATCTTGCGCAAAGTCTTGAGGCGTTCGTGTAGGGGTATGCTACTATCGGCTAAGTAATCAGTACTAATTCCCGCTTCCTTAAGCCCATCGGCGGCGAGTTTGGAGGTAAAACGGCCTTCGGAAAGGGTAGTGAGCACGTTGCGCAGGGCTACCCCTCCCTCACTGCCTTTCTTACCTGCTTGGTCAAGCAGTTGGATATAGGCATTGGTCTCGGCAAACGATAAACCAGTAGTCTTAGCCACCATACCTACTTGTTCCAAAGCCTGCTTGATTTGGGGCAATTCGGCTGAGCCATTTTGGGCAGCGGCGGACATCACATTCATCATTTCGGTCATCACCTTAGCTGCCTTGATAGGGTCTTCCATGCTGACCCCGAATTGGTTTAGCGAGGTATTGAGTACATCAGTAGCGGCTATGGTATCGCCTCCCATTTGCTTGGAGAGGATATTTACATTCTCACCCATCAGCTTCATCGCCTCGCTGTTCTTGGCGATGTCTGGACTAAGTTGTGAAAGCATCATCTTATAGGCCTCCACATTATCCACAGCGGAAGTACCAAAGGTTTTAGCCGTATCACGAGCGGCCATTTCTATAGCCTTAAGCCCCTCACCCGTGACACCTGTAATAGCCGAGAGCTCGGCTAAGTTCTTTTCAAGCGCCATACCAGGAGCGTATAGGTCTTTTACGGCTGTCGTTGCCCTATCGGTGAGGTTTAGGAAGCTCTCAAGGTTGATTTTAGTGAGCTTGGTACTCTCCTTGACTGTTTTACTGACCCCTTCTATGGCCTTCGTGGTATTCTCGGAAAAGGTGTTTAGAGTCTGGTTGACTTGGGTAATCTCCGCCTGTAGTACTTCCATATTTTTAAACAAGGCTACAAATACGGCAGAAACCTGATTCTCGCCAGCGATATTGAAATTTATACCATAGTTAAACGTATTATTCATTTCTTTTTTGTAACTTTGCCTTGTTAAACTTATACTACTATGAAAACACTCTTTTGGCTCACTTATCCCTTGTCTTTTGTTGTATTTGTCATAAGTACTATCCTATGGCATTTCTTTGAGGTAGGGGGCTTATGCCTTTATTTAAGTTTCAGCACCTTCTTATTCTGTATAATCCTTAGGGAGATTTACCCTCAGGAGCTTGACTTCCCCCACAAGGAAACGCCACAGAAGCGCCCTTAGCCCCCAAACAAGGCCTTGAAAAGCTCCGCCTGGTTTTGCATACGCCAGTGCTCCAGCCATAGGGCCTGGGCATAGAGTTTGCACCACTCACTGGCCTGTAATGTGTTGGGATCTACCCCAAAGTTAGCTCGTATGAGCGCCTCCACTTTCCACTCTTCTTTTTCGTTGGGCTCGGTGCTATAGGCACTTGTCGATAACAACGAGCCTACAAGTTTTTTGCTGTTGCCTTCGTTTTTTGTACCCTTAGCATAAGGGCTTCTACAGCCTTGAGCTTGAGCATATCACGCCCTGCAATAGCCTCGTCAGCTTTCACTACATAGTTTAGGTAGGCTACTTGAGCGGCCTTCACCTCATCGGTTTTGGAGATCTTGGCCATCGCCTCCAAGTGCTTAAAGGTAGGCTCCTTGAAGATTACTTGGTGAGTCTTCCCATCGGCTTCTACTTCTACCAAAACCAACTCTCCGTGTTCCTCTTTAAGGGTTTGTATTTCGGCCGTACTAAGCCCACAAATGGTTTCTTCTTTAGGGCGGCTGTTGTCTTCTACAAATGTGTATGTTTCTTCCATAATGTTAATGCGTTAATTTGTCAATTTGCTAATTGTCTAATTAGCCAATTGGGTGATATGGCTTACAATGAGTTCTAATTCTATTTCCTTGTGCATATCGCCCTCTTTCCACTCAAAAGCTGTTTTTTGGAACTCACAATTTTTTAGGACGTGGGTTACTAAAGGCTGGTTGTCGGGCTGATAGTTGATGGTGATAGAAAAGGGGGCTATACGGTGTAGTTGTCCTTTAGGGGCTTTGGCTTTCAGCGCCATTACGGTGGCCGAGAGCAAGGTAATAGAGGCAGTTGTCTTGACTCTCCCATAGCCACGGCTCACAGGGTGGCGACCTGCTCCATATACATTCTCCTTCTCCTGGCTCTCCTCGTACTTGATAGCCACGATACCTGTTACTGGTACGCCACCTATGGTACAGATAATATCCGCCCATCCGTATTCTCTTCCGTTGATAAGGGGTTCGTGTTCTAACATAGTTTTTTAGTTTTCAGTTGTTAGTTATTAGTCGTTAGTCATTTGTAACTAACTAAGGGCAAATCCGATAGCTACTTCTATCTCTCGCATGGTACCTACGGGTATTATTTTGAGTACTACCTCTAATTTGGAGGTTTGCAATATGCGCTGCTGTGGATTGATATATACCTTATAGCCGCTGATCTCACCATTGCGCTTCATTGCATCCAAAGGTTCCTCACAAAGGGCGTTGATAGCCGACACGGTAGCCGTTTGTAGGTTCCCTGTATCGGGGTCTATATAGGCAGGCCCTGAAACCTTGGGCACCAACACGCGGTTGAGCTCACGAATTGCCTTGTCTATAGTGCGGTTATTCTCTATATAGGCAAAGTCACTGGAGGCGGCCGTAGCGGTAAAGCTATCGTTGAAGTACGTACCTGCATTACCTGCATACTGGGTAAGGAAGATATACCCTTTGCTATGCAAGGCCTCCACCTGTGCAGGGGTTAGGGCACTGAGCTTGGTGCCGTCGGCAAAGGCGGGCACATCCAATTCGAGGGCGCGCAGCACATCACCTGTCAGGCCTTCGTTATAGGCTACACTCACTAAGTTCTGCTTCTCTACCCAGGCGATACTCTCATGTACTTGGGCTTTGGAAAGAGCTCCAAGGGCAGCCCCTATGCAGCTGATCGAAGGAGTCGTTTGAGCAACATAGGCGCCCCGACCCGCTCCGTCTTGGCCTATCACCACGCTGACCAATTCAGCATTTTTAGTATGCAAATCGGGCAAGTTGGCTACATCCTCGGATTTTACTTTAAAGCTATAGAGTATGCTCAATGGGGTGATCCGTTTGGCCAAGTCTTTCGCTATGGTGTTCAGCTTGGAAAGGGCGTTGTCCAAGCCCGATAACTCGGTTTTGAAGTCACACACGGCCACTTGGCGGAGCTTGCCTTGTGCAAAGGCTTGCAAAGTCTTTACCTCCGTATAGCTGCCGTCGGAGCTTGCTACGGACTGTACGTAGAGCTTTGCCCCTTCATTGATACGAAAGAACTCGGTGATATGGTAGTGCAGTACAGGGTTTGTATTGGGGAATATCCCCTTACCATTGAGTTCCTCTACCGAAAGCAATAAGGTAGGGACAATGGCTGTTTCTCCATAGATGATAAGTCCCGAGATATGATCTTCCCCCGCCAGCTCACGCCCTAAGCCTCCGTTTTTTCTGATAAATTTTACTCCGTTCATTCCCTTAGCGTTTATTAGGTTCTACTCTTTTTTCGGCTTTATCTGATTCGTCCAAAGTATCCTCCTTGTCCGATTCGTCTGATTCGTCACTTGTCACTTGCCGCTCGTCATTAGCCACTATCTTTTTTACCTCTTGGTCTTTGAGGGTAAGGGCGTGGTTTTGTGCACCGTTCTCTGTGTAGAAGTATTTGCCGTCAGCCGTTTTGTAGGCTACATCAAGCCCCGGATTATCTTTAAATATATTGTCCATGATATTTGTTATGAGTCGTTAGTCACTTGTCACTAAATAAGTGCTGCGATGTACTTATTTTCCAAAGGTACCGCTATAAAATAGTGGCGATAGGCCAAAAGGTTCGCCTGATTGGTCGGATCCTGCTTTGCCTCGGAGTAGTACTGCTTGGTAAGCCCTGTTTTCTTTCTCACCGCTGGTACCACAAAAGCCACAGAAGCGGGTTTGTCGCTGCTGGTAGGTACCTGGTCAAAGGCGATTTTCTGCCCCGCACTGCTATAATAAGGGTGCTGTTCGTAGGTTTTGATTTCAAAACCTGCAATCACGGGAGAGACCTGTCCTTGGCGATAGTTGATCAGCTGGTCACCGAAACGCTCTCTATCCTTGAGTAGGGCGTTGTAGTGGTCAAAGCACAACACCAAGCGGCGACCTATAAGTGGCCAACCCGCCTTATCGCACTTGTCCTTGAGGGCGACAATATCATTATAAGTACATTCTGTTCCCGCCAGGCTGAGTACCGGGGTTGCTGCCGTGTTTTGGGCGGGTGCCAGGGCGTGCAGGGCCTTTTTGTACTTGCGCACACTGATTTCGTTGGTTTGCGCACGTGTTACCGCATCTATCTTGTCATAGCTGGAGCCGACCACTTGGTCATCGCTAACCTTGGTAGGCTTGGTCTGATACTTATCCAAGCGAACAGTAACCTCGTTTTCGGTGTAGCTTTGTACTAACAAAGGATAAGTACTGTTATTGATAAGTACATCGGGCTTGAACTCGGTAGTGGGGATATGGATTACATTGTTTTCACCCATTTCCATTACATCGCCGTCCAATTCTTGTACGCCGTCCAAAAAGTCGGCTGTACCCCCTTGGGAAAGGGTTTGGTGTACCCTGCGTTCCCATATTTCTGGAAAATTCATTGCCATTGTATATCTGTTTAATTAGGTTTTAAATAAAGTTTAAATAGTCATTAGTCGTTAGTCACTCGTCACTAAATAGTTGCTATCAATTTTTGATACGCTTCAGGGTTGCCGTTTTTGAAGGCTAATTTCTCATCCAAGGAGAGCTTTTGGAAATCCTCCATAGTAGCCACTCCTGTAGTACCTGTAGGGGTAGTAACTCCAGCGGAGAAAGTCTTTTTAGCGGGGATCCCCTCCAGGGTAGCCTTGGCCAATTCAAAGTTCTGCGCAGCCAAGTCGGCAAAGGCCTGCCGCTTGTCGGCTGTGATTTTGCCTTGTTTGATCGCCTCGTCAAGCATTTGTGCCGTGAGGGCTTCTCTTTGGGCTTTTTCTTTGGCTACATAGGCCGCTACTTGCTCTTCGGATAGGGTGAGCTTTTCCTTGAGGGTGTCTCTGTCCTTAGATAGAGCCAGTATAGCCGTTTCAATCTCTTCAGCTGACAGTTCCTTGCAGCTGGCATTCATGCCCAGGGCTACCAAGGCCAATTGTGTAAGTTGTATCTTCATATCTACTGTTTTTATAGGGGTTGTTTTTGAAAATGAGAGGCAAAGCTCCTTGATTTCGGCCTCGCCCACTTCCTCACCGTCCATTTGTAGGCGTAGGGCGTTGGCATTGCTGGGTATGGCTACTATAGAAGCCTCAAAGAGGGAACATTTCTTTAGGACAACAGCTCCGTCTTCATAGGCCAAGTCCTTCTTATGAAAAGCAATGCCCATACTTGCCCCTCGGATGACACCTCTTTCCACCTTACCTGCTATCATTTTAGCGTTTTCGTCTTGCATATCAAAAAGGGGCTCGGCCAGGAGTTTCCCCTCCTCTAAGACAACGTTCTGCCAAGAGCCTATGACACTATGGTTATTCTGATGGTGTCCGTCCAACATTACGGGGTTGGCCAAAAAGCGCTCTAAGCTGATACCAGCCGATAGGATGTGAAAGCCATAGGAGTTGGCTACCTTTTCATCATTGAGTACAAATCTGGGCATTTTCTTTTCGTTTTATGAGTTTGTCTGCTTTCTGGGCGCAAAATTAAGGTGGCTTTTCCGCCCTTGCAAAAAGTAGTGCCGCCATGGCACACTATTGTGCAACCGTGGCACAATGTTGTGCCATCTTGGCACTACTTTTTGTGGCTTTGGCTTGTATTTCCCACCTTTGCACTTGATTTTAAAATATTATGGCAAAAACCAAAGACACCATCCGTATCAAGGCCGAGCAGTATTATATAGAAAATATACAGGCCACCCAATCGGAAGTAGCCGAGCTATATGGCGTACGCCCTGCTACAGTGGGCGACTGGGTCAAAAAGTATGATTGGGAGGATAAGCGACTAAGCTTTCACGCCTCGCCTACCATCATCAAACAAAAACTTCAGGCCGAAACCATTCGAGTAATGAATGGGGAGGAGCCTACTTTTTCGGCTTCCGATGTAGCCAAACTTATGGCCGCTTTAGATAAATGTGAAACCCAGGCGGATCCCACCACTGTGTATAAAGTGCTCCGCGAACTTGACCTTTTTATATCCCAACAAGATGCCGCCTTTGCCACCCAATGTACCAAGTATCACAAGCAATTCCTTCGGCTAAAAATTCGTAATAATGAGCAAAGATAGAAAGTACGCTAAGCTTATAGAAGACTATGAGAAGCATTGCCAACTTATCGCCAAGGCAACCTCCGTCAATATACACGAGACGGCCAAAGAAAAGGCCGCTCGTATAAAGGATTTAGAGGGCGACTATGTACATTGGTTTGAATACTATTTCCCTAATTATGCCAAGCAGAAGTGTGCTTGGTTTCATATCAAACTGGCCAAGATGATAGTAGGTCATAAGCGGTTGCGCCTACTGGCCGAGCTATACCGCTCGGCTGGTAAGTCGGTACATATAGATATGGGGCTCCCCTTATACCTGTACTTAGTCAAGGGTGAATTACACTTTATGTTATTGGTAGGAGAAACAGAGCCCAAGGCAAAGAAGCTTCTTTCGGGCATACAGGCCCAATTGGAACATAACAACCGCTTGCAAAACGATTACGGCAAACGTGCCTCTGTAGGCGATTGGTCGGACGGCTCATTTGTAACCTCCGATGGGGTACGCTTTATGTCCATAGGTTTCGGGCAAAACCCACGAGGGGCAAGAGAACAATCCGAACGCCCCGACTATATCGTGGTGGATGATGTGGACAGCAAGAAGTCTATCCATAACGATAGAATTATGCGCGAGAGTGTGGACTATATTACCGAAGATGTATGGGGGTGTTTTGACAGTGAGGACAATGCTACCGAACGCTTTGTATTTGCTAATAACAACTTCCATAAAAACTCAATAACAAATCGCCTTAAAACCTACTTTAATGAGGTGATACAAAAACCCAAAGAAGAGGATAGCTATGAGGATAGCCCACAGACAACCTTCAAGATATTGAGTGTCTGTGCTGTCAAAAACTTACAGGATTTCACCCCCGAATGGCCGGAGAAGACCTCAGCGGCCTATTGGCGTAATAAGTTTGAGCATACTCCCTACCGCTCCTTTATGCGTGAGTATATGCACACTCATATCGAGGACGGGGCTATCTTCAAGTATGAAGATATACAGTACAAAAAGGCTTTACCGCTTTCCAAGTATGATAACCTATGCTTTTACGGAGACTTATCGTACAAGGAAAACGCCGACTACAAGGCGCTGATTTTGGTGGGTAATATAGGCAAGGAGTTCCATATCCTGCTCTGTTATATGCAACAGCGCAGCCGTGCCCATTGTGCCAAATGGCTCTATGACCAGTACGAGCGTTTCCACTTAGACCGCTACAATGTACGTTATATGATTGAGGGGCTGTTTGCTATGGATGAGTTTGTCTCCGATTTTGACCAAGAGGGCGACAAGCGAGGTTACTATATTCCTATCGTAGCAGACAAGCGCAGCAAGGCCGATAAGTTTGACCGTATAGAAAGCCTTTCAGGCTATTTTGAGCGTAAGAATGTATGGTTCAATAGCGAGCAGAAAAACGCTGATATGCAAACCCTCATCGACCAATTCTTAGCCTTTGAAAAGGGTTCGGGCGCTCACGACGACGGCCCCGATGCCGTCCATGGGGCCTTCAAGTGGCTCGTGGGGCGCAACAGACAAAGTAGTAACCAGTACGCCTTTGGGGCAAGAGTGAATAACCATTACTAATTAGCAAATTGGCAAATTGACTCATTAACCTATGTTTTTACAAAAAGAAGACCTAAAAAACAACATCTACTCCTACCAAGTGGAGCAGATTACCGAAGGGGACGATACGATTGTCCTACAAGCCTTAGACACGGCCGAGCAGGAAGTCAAGTCCTACTTCTATACCAATGATAAAAAAGAGTACCTCGACGGACGTCCCAGGTATGATGTAGAGACTATTTTTAACCAACGTGCGGACGATAGAAATGCCTTAGTGCTAAGCCTTTGTCTCTCGGTAGCTAAGTGGTATATCGTGGATTTGTGCAATGTAGATATTATCTATGACCACGCCAAAGAGCGATACGATAGGGCAATAGAGTACCTTAAAAGACTCTCCAAAGGGGAGGTGAATATCTCCTCCTTACCGATACTCCCTCGTACAGAGGAAAGCGAACGGCAAACGACCCCTTTCCTCTTTGGCTCTCGTAAAAAGTTTAATCACGATTAGTCATTAGTCACTTGTCATTAGTCATTAATATGAAAGATATACTTACCAATACGGATTATGACCTCGCTATAGCCCAAGGAGACTTCTTTGTCGGAGAAAGCACCGCTCAGCATGTGGAGTTCCTTTTCCTGTCTAAACAGGGCGAATGGAAAGAATCCCCCCTTACTGGGTGCTATATCCAGCGTGCCCAAAATGGTAGTGTCTCCCGCTCCCTCGATAGGCATATACGTATCCAACTCGAAGCTGATGGCTTCACTATTGAAAAACTACAACTCTTAGAAAAAGGCGTTAATGTAAAAGGAAAATATAAGCAATGAAACCAAGAACTCAAAACCCAAAATTCAAAACTAAAGGCTCTAAGAATTCTCTCCAACCTACTCGTAACATTGTTCCCAAGGCAATGGCGCGCACTCGTGCCGATGTGCTCACCTGGAAGAGTGCCCTCTCTATGGCTGAGAATATAGAGAACCCTAAGCTATATCCTTACTATAACTTAGTAAAGGATATGCTCCTTGACGCCCATACAACCTCACAAATCAAAAATCGCAAACTCAAAACGCTATCGGCTAACTTTTCCATAAAGAAAGCCAATGGAGAGACCCACACCGAGCTGACAAGCCAATTACAGAAATCCGTATGGTTTGGTGATATTATCGGGCATATCTTGGACAGCGAGTACTTTGGCTATACCCTTATAGAGCTCAATCGGCAGGTAGCACCTGCGGGCAGTAATGAGGTGCCTTTTTCGGATGTAGAAGTAACTTTAGTGCCTCGCCAAAATGTAATACCGCAAAAAGGGATTATCCTCAAGGACTATACCGATGACAAGGGCTTGGATTATATGAATGCCTCTGAGTATGGTACCTGGCTATTGGACTTTGGTGGGGTAGGTGAACTGGGGCTTATCAATAAGGCAATACCCCATATCCTCTTTAGCCGATTTGCCCAAAGCTGTTGGTCGGAACTATGCGAGATATATGGTATTCCCCCTCGGGTGATGAAGACCAACACCCGTGATCGCCAGGCCCTCAATCGCGCCGAAAGGATGATGACCGATATGGGTGCCGCCGCTTGGTTTATTATTGATGAGACCGAGCAGTTCGAGTGGGCAACCTCTGGAGTACCTTCTACAGGGGAAGTATATGACGGCCTTATCAAGCTATGTCGGGACAACATCTCTTTACTTATCTCAGGGGCTATCATAGGCCAAGATACTAAGTATGGGAGTAAGGGGAAGGAAGTAAGCTCGCAGGATATGCTACAAGCCCTGGTCGATGCCGACCAGACAATGGTAGAGCAGTATATGAACGACAAGGTGCTCCCCGCCCTCTATGCCATTGGAGTACTCCCCGAGGCCGACTTGTCCCTTGTCTATGACCAGGCGGAGGACTTAGGCGAGCTATGGACACGCACCAAGGAAATACTGCCTTATAAGGAGGTCTCCGATGATTGGATTAAGGAAAAATTCGGCATTGAGGTTACAGGGCAAAAAGCACCCATAGGCAACTTGCAAGCAGGGCAACTAACACAGCTATCGGCTTTTTTCGACTAAGCCCCGAAATTATGCCCGCGGTGGCTCACCGCTATTTCGGGGCTATGCACCAAAGCCTAAGTTTGCAATACGCCCCCTGCAATTGTGAGGCCTGCCAGGAGGCACAATTATCACAACAATCCGACCCGCCTCGTCCAAAAGCTATTGATAATTTGCCCGCGGTGGCTCACCGCGCGTTTAACCAATTGCATAAGAAAGGCAGCTACAGGCCTGAAGACTTAACCAAGTACAAGGCCTACCGAGATCTTATCACGGCTACCTCCCAGGTATTCTCCTCCGCTATTCCTCACGAAGTGCCAGAGGAAATGAGAGCCTATTTAGAGCGTGATGTGTTTGTGTTTTCGGGGCTAAAAACCCATACCCAGCTAACCGAGGCTCGTAGCAAACTAAAAGACGAGCAGGGTAACATACGTCCCTATCATCTCTTTGAAAAGGAGATACTGGGGCTCAATAATACCTACAATCGTAACTACTTAGAAGCCGAGTACCAATTTGCCGTACAGAGTGCCCAAAGTGCCGCTAATTGGGCAAACTTGCAAGAGGATACAAGTAGGTATTGGCTGGAATATCGTACCGCAGGCGATGAGCGTGTAAGGCAGAGCCACGCCGCCTTGGCGGGAATCTGTTTGCCTAAAGATGATGCCTTTTGGACAGAATATTACCCGCCCAATGGCTGGCGTTGTCGCTGTACGGCTGTGGAAGTCTTGGCACGAGAAAACACCAAAACCAACCCCGAAACTGCCAAAAAGGCAGGAGAGGAGGCCACTACCCAGATAGGTAAGAGTGGAAAGAATAAACTAGCTATGTTCCGTTTCAATCCAGGGCAAGAGCAAAAAGTATTCCCACCTAATAATACCTATACCCAAGTGGTAGGGGCTACCGTAGCGGCAGCCGCTTTAGCTAATATGCAACAAAAGCGGGAGCCCAAATACACGCCTACTAATATTCCTATTTATGAAAGTCAGCTGAATGTAACAGTTAATAGAAGTATTTTTGAGGGTTTAACAAGAGAAACACCTTTGTATTTTAGAGAACCAAACGGATATACAGCTGTCGATGGAGCCTATTATTCATCTGCTGACAACTTTGTAAAAATTCCTATTGATAGCAGAAGAAAAGGGAGCAATTGGTATGCAGAAGCCGTAGTTTATCACGAATTTGGACACGCTATTGATGCCCATATAGGAATGAGACAAGACGTAAAGGTAATAGAAGTGATGGACAAACATCGTAATATCTTTGCAGAAAATAGAAATAAGGGCTATATAGAGGTTCAAAGTAAGCTCAATGAAAAATTGAGGGAGGCAAGGATATCCAGAGACCATAATTTGATAGAACAAATAGGGGCATGTAGTGATACACTGATGTCCTTAAATACTAATTTTGGTTTTGGGCATACAAAGAGCTATTTTAATAGGGCGGGAATGAAAGAAGCAGAGTTTATAGCCCACGCCTTTGAGAACACTTTTGCGGGTAATGAGATTTTTAAAGAGACTATGCCCGTATTGTATGAAGATATGATAAATATGATAAACGAATTTATGCCAAAGTAAGTTGTTTTACAAGAATATCATCAGAAAAAACACCTTCTATGGGGATATATACAATCTTTTTATGCTCCTTTTCGGCTTTCTCTAAAAGAGCTAAAAAGCCGTCCTCTTCATTGTGAAGTACAGATTGACTATAAAAAGTCTCTATATCTTGGGCATAGCTATCCTGCTCACTTCCTGAGTAATCACGCCAGCTAAAATACTTGTTTAGTAAATCCATAAGTAAACTATATATTTGGGTACAAAGGTACAAAACAAAATTCAAACAAAAAACAAATCTTTTTAAAACTTTTCTATAGCAAAAACTAAACAATGCATAGAAGAATTAACCATTAACAATTGACAATTAACCATTATTGAAATGGACTTTAAAACTTTTTTAAACCACGTTTTAACCGATACAAAGGTCAAGCTTACCGAGGCCTTTGACCGCAACTTTGAGCGTAAGGGCTTCTTTAACCAAAAGTGGCCTGAAACCAAGATTCCCAATCGCCGTGGTTCCCTAATGATACGTACGGGCACCCTGCGCCGCTCTATCCGTAGTACGATCGAGGGGACTACTATACGATGGACAAGCGCCGTACCCTATGCTCAGCTACATAACAATGGAGGTGAGATAGAGGTAACGGCCAAAATGAAACGCTACTTTTGGGCTATGTATTACAAGGCGACCAACGCCAGCAAGGGCAATAAAAAGAATAAAAATTTGCCTGCGGAGGCCGAATACTACAAAGCCCTTGCCCTAAAAAAAGTAGGTGATAGGCTCTCAATCCCCAAGCGACAATTTATAGGGGATCACCCCGAAGTAAAGCGTATGATTGACCAGATTGTTGGCTATAATCTAAATGAAGTATTCAAAAATATAAAAGCATGAAAGCACTATTAGAGAAGATACAAGAGAAACTCAGTGAAGTTGCCGGATTAAAGTACATAGACGAAAACTGGGGGCAGCTGGATTACTACAGCCCCAATATGCCTGTACAGTATCCTTGTGTATTGATAGATATAGGGCAGGTACAATATAGCAACTTAGGAAAAGACTTAACCAAAAGGCCTGTGCAGAGGCAAATAGGGAGTGTACAGCTTCGACTGACAATAGCCAATATGCGCCTTACCAATACCAGTGGGCAGGCCCCAAGGAGACAGAAAGAAGAAGCGTGGGCGATATGGACACTCATAGAGCAGATACACCAAAAACTACATGGGTCTGTACTGCTGCCCAATGTAAGCCCCCTTATCCGTGCTTCCCAAGAGCGAACCCTGCGTGATGATGGACTACAAGAGTATGAAGTATATTATAGCTGCCAGGTACAAAACATCTAACTATTAGTCACTGGTCATTAGCTACTAAGTCCATGCTAAGAATACGATAAAGTGTCCTGCGGGAGACAAAGAACTTAGGATAGATAAACTCACGCCATATCACCGATATAGGAATATAACGACAATCATGTTGGTTGAACTCCTCCATGATTGCTCTGTAGCGCAATAGCTGGTTTCTGTGGTGTCCCTTCCTTTGTTTTTTCATAGTTTCCATAGGTGAGGCGTGTATTATGGGTTTAGACCGCAAAATTAAAAAAACGCCCGCTTATTTCCAAATTGGATTTTAGCGGG